CTGCACATGATGCAGCACCTGTTGATCACCCAGATAAATTGCTGCATGGTTTGGTACGGGTGAAACCAGATTCATCAATAACGCATCACCACGCTCCAACTCCTGCACTGGAATCTTGTAAAACCCTTCCTTCTGAAAGTTCTCTAGATACAGGTTTTCGCCGTGGTCCCACCACTGGTCTCGGCGGTGATAATCACGCAGCTCTAGGCCCCATTCCCTCCTGTACCAGTCACGGCAGAGGCTGTAGCAGTCCACAACGCCATGGACAAACTCACGTCCCACATACGGCAGCTCAAAGCCAGCTGGCTCGCAGTAGCCCCAACCTTCAGTGTTTGGATTGACGATGAACCACGGCAACTCTGACTTTTCGCACGCCACGCGGTCAGCCGGTGATGGCTCAGGATTGGTCGTCGGGTGGCTATGCACAACGGCAATCACCTCGCCCTTGTCCTCTACAACGTTCCAGCCGCTGAGAACAAAATGCTCATCTGGTGTTTCAGCAATGTTCTGGCACGGAAAATATTTACGCCGTCCTTTGACGACAGCAACCAAGCCGCAGCACTCGCGTGGTGCCTCAGCCTTGGCGTGCTCCAAAATCTCAGCCTTCATGGCTGGCGACAGACGCATCATTTGGTCAGACCCGCTCCAGGGAATGATCCAAACGGTAGTTCAGCATTTTCGCCAAAGCGCAGCTTGCAGCTAGCAACCCGCTTGCCGCAAACATCTTGCGCCTCAGTGCTGACCTCGTTGCCGTTTACGTCGTAATAATCAGTGCCGGTGTAGCTGCACTCACTGCTGCGATACTTCCACTGGCAGATGTTGGCGATGACCTGACGACGCGGGATCTTTTGGCCAGCTAGATCAAATTTGCTTGCCAACTCAAACGTCACGCTGTCTCGTGTTTCGCTGGACTTGCGATCGATAAACCAGCGTTCATCGGGAAAGCGAGCGTTGGGATCAGCCGTTGCGTTGGTCACAACAACGTTGAACTCAAGGTTGTCGCTGCCTTGTGTGACCAGAGAGTCACCGCCTTGTGTGATGGCAAGCTTGTTTGAGCCAAAGTTGTCGCTGTCTAGATACTTGGCGAGCGTGCGGATGCGCCTCACTTCCGCTCCACCAAGGTCATTGCCGGCCGTTGTTGCGTTGACCAGCAACAGCAGTGCTGTGATGGTGCTGCTGAGGTTGCTGACAGTCAGGGTTGGTCGGGGCAGCGTTCCAGTGTTCGTGTACTCAAAGCCATCAGCCTTTATCGGAACGCGGGAATATACCTGCGAATCAAAGATGATATTGCTTTCGCCGAACTCGTTAGTGCCAGCGTGAAAGTAATAAACGTCGTTGCTGCCATGCAACCCTGAATCGAGCCTCAGCTGAAACAGCTCAATGATGGCGCTGGGATTTGTAACCAGAAGATCGCCATACGTCGAAGAAACCGCAGTCCAGACACACGTTCCATCCGTAACAGTGTCGCCAGCAGAATTAGGCCAATTAGGCTCTGAGCTGGCTGACGTCCCAGCAGTCGTACAGCGAAAAAACAGGCCAGTGCCTTCATCCGCACTGGAACGACGAACGTCACCAACAGAAAACGTGGTGCTAGCTGCCCAAGCTGCTATTGCCATTACGGTTCAAAGACTTGGCGGAACGTTGCTTGGATTGTGGCGCGGTTCAAGTACGGAATCGACTTGTTCCACGTCTCACAGACAAACTTCGCACCAGCAGCCTCACCAGGAGGCGTGAAGTCGAAAGCAGCGTTGTCATCTGCACGAGCATCCAAGAATGTTTCGATGGTGTCGGCATCAGTCTCTGACACCTCAAACGTCAAGTTGTAAACCTTGGGATTTTGATTCAGGCCATAGCTAAGGCGTTTTTCAAATCCGTCTCCGAAGCGCACCGTTCTCACGTTTGGTGCGCTTTGCTTTTGGATGCCGTAAGTCGGCGTGATTGACGGGAAAGTAGCCATCAGCTTGCGAGGAGACCGCCAGGACGTTTTTGCTTGATTAGCTCTTGCTGCACAGCGACGCCGATTGCCTTACCAAGTTGTGAAGCCTGATCAGCATTGCCTTCGACAGACGAACCAGAAGCATCCACGTTTACGGTCACGTTAGCTCCGCCCATTGCGTGATTAGGAGTGATGCCCCCAGAGACGCCAGGTGTGAAAACCTCTGGCCCCCTTTCTCCAACGATGTAAGACCTACCAGCTTTAACAGGCCCACCGTTAGCCCTGAAGATGTCACCGATTGCGCCAAAAATGCCGCTGCCTTTGTCCTCACCTAAACCGAAGCTGCCGAGCGCAAAACGCATCAACTCATTGGCGACCATGTTCAATACGTTGCTAAGAGCTTCAGACGCGCTCTTGGCTTGCAGCAGCGAATCGACGATTTCAGTTTCTATTGTTTGGCCAATTCGCGCATATAGCTGATCTAACTTTTCAGCCTCAGTAACTTGATCTCTTAGAGCAAAAACTTTTGCGACCTGATCTTCAACGTCTTTTTTATTTAAGCCCTCAACTCTGCCCATGATGTCTGCAACCATCTGCTTTTGAAGTATCTCCTCTTCATTGCCAGCCAGTTTGGCTTTCAAGAGTTCAGCTTCTTGCTGCAAAGGCAGTAACGCATCCTCTTGGGCTTTTTTCAAGTCAAAAACAGCTTTCAAGTCTTTTGCAAGAGCCTCGCCAATAAGGCTTCCCCTTTCCGCGTCAAAAGCCTTATTAGTAGCGTCAATGATGTCTTGACGCTGCTGTGCGCCAATGCCTTCTAATTGATTTATTTTGGCAATAGCATCAGCTCGCCTAAAATCGCTTTGCAGTAATTTTTTGCCAAGATCAGATTCTTCCTCAAGAAGCTTAAATTTACGCTCCGCGCTTTGAAGCATATCTGCGGCCTTGTCGGCATCTTTACCTGGAGGATCAAGCACTGTTGCTCCCTTTCTTCTTGCGGCTTGAAGATCCATCAACTTCAAAGACAGCTCTGCAAACTCTTTGTCAAGGTCTTTCAAGTCTTGCTTGAGTTGAGTGATTTGACCAAACCTTACGTCTTCGCCAAACTTGCTTATTGATGCAGCTTGATTTTCTAGTTTTGCAATAGTGTTTTCAATTAACGTTCTTGTCTCAATCCTTTTAGCAATAGCAGCCTTCAAGGTTTCTTCTGAGCCAAAGCTGACAAGTTCATTAAACTCTCTTTGCTTTCTGTTTGCTTCAATTAACTTGTTGACAAAGAACCCCAAAGCCAGAGTGGCAGCAGTAAAAGGCAAAGCCGCCATTGCTATCTTCAAGGCTCCCGCCGCAGCCGCAGAAAAATAAATCTTTGCTCCAAAAACTTGGAACAAGGCCGCTTGTTGCGCCAAAAACGCTCCTAATTTGGTTGCCGCAAGAAAACCAACAAGCTTCGTTAGCGTGAGAACAGCTGTGCCTGCAAGAGCAGTGCTGACGATAAAACCTTGGATGCCTGGGTCCAATTCATTAAATGACTTCAACAAATCTGTCGCGCCTTGCACCAAAGGAAGAATGGCTGGCAGCACGTTTTCTGTCAAAACTTTGGCTAACTCGACCCCTTGATTCCGCAGATTTTTGAACTGCTGAGCCGGCCCTTTCATTGCCTCTTCAAGTTTTTCAGCCCCGTCAGTCTCAACCCTCTTCAAGGCTGCAAGAACAATTTGACTTGTAATCTTGCCCTCTTCACCTAATTTTTTGAGAGAACCGGTTGTCGTGTTCATCTCTAGAGCAATCGCTGTTGCGATCAACGGTGCCTGCTCAAGAATTGAATTGAGTTCCTGTCCTCTAAGAACACCACTGCCTAAAGCTTGAGTCAGTTGCAAGAATGCACCAGCAGACTCGGAGGCTGTAGCACCAGCTAGTTTTGCTGCGATATTGAAGCCGCTGAAAGTCGATTCAATATCATCGAGACCCAAGCCCATTGGCTTCAGCCTTGCAAGCAAACGCGCAACTCCCTCGTTTGCCTCAGTTGAACTCAATCCAAAACGACTTGCTGCACGAGAAGCCAGTGCAAGCGCCTCAGCAGATTCACCTGTGCTCATTGTGAGCAGTTTTATCCTCCGCTCACTTTCAATCGCATCGACCCCAGTCTGGAGGATTCCAGAAGCTGAAACTGCTCCACCCAAGGCAACAAAAGCGTTTCTGAGACCCCGAACAGTTTTATTTACTCCAGAGACTTCAGTTCCTAAATTTCTGTACGCCGAACTTGCGCTTGAAGCGGACGAAGTTGCTGCCTTTCCAGTCCTTGTAAAAGAACCTTGAGTTGCGTCAACCCTTTGTTTTAACTTATCAGTGCTTTGAGTCAGGGCACGCAATGCCCGCTGTGGTTGCTGTGCCTTGACCAGCAGCTCGACTGTAGAAGAGACAGTTGCCACACTCAGCCAGCCAATAGATCAATACTACCGCCGTCTGTGCTTGGCGCGATCCATTGCTTTCTCCTCTTCCTCACGCTTGATCTCGTAATACGCAGCAAAATGCACAAGCTCCGCATCGGTCAACTCCGTGCGAAGCCTGCTCACAGTCATTCCCAACTCGCAGGCCAGGTGAAACTCAAACAGAGTCCACTTGTCCTGCTTCAGTCGTTTTTTGCCTCTTCCATGTCGGTGTCTTCACCGATGCCAAACAAGAACAGCTCAATCTCGTTCAGCACGGTCTCAGGCAACTGACGCTGCAATCTCGCTGCATCAGCAGATGCAAAGGCTTTGTCGCCATTCTCAAGCTCAGCCATCTGACACAGCATCTGCGTGCTGATGTCTAATGCCTCTTCAGTCCCAGCAAGGCTCTGAGCTTTTTTGCGGTCTGCCCGAGTGATGGGCTTGAAGAACAAGTCAACAACCTTTTCCCCGGCCGCGTTCTTTAATTCAAACTTCCGACGCTGGTTGAGGTCAAAAGCCCCAACCAGCAAGTCAACGGTTCGATTAGATGCAGGCATTTAAGCAACAGTTTTTGCCGCTTAAACTATAGCCTCATCACTCAAGGTTGCCGGTGATGGTGCCGCTGGTGATGAAATTGCAGGTCACGATGTCAATCTCACCAACAGTGGAAGTGATTTCCATGTCGGTGATGATTCCGGCAAAGCTCACAGAGTCGGTGCCAGAACTGGTGCCAGTCGTGAACAATTCAAACGTGGCGTCTGCAGGATCTGCAGTCGTCAGAACGTCTTCAAGAAAAGCAGCTTGGCCGGTGGCGTCAGGGTCATAGACCAACTCGACGGTTCCAGATCCGCTGATCATGCTGCCAACAAAGCTCCGGAAGGTGTCTCCGTGCTTGGAAACATCCAGAGTTTCTTTGGTGGTTGAAAGGCTCCAGCTGCGAGTGCCAACGATTGTGGCGTTGCTTGAGCCAGCGGCGTCAAATTGGACTGCGCCTTGTTCTCCGCGAAGGACGGCCATGGTCAGAGTTCCTCGATGGATTCAAAGGTCACACGGACCTGAGTTTGAAAGTAGCCCTCGGGAGCTGGTGA